CCATGCACACATCAAGAGTCGTGTGATATAGCATTATCCGAAAAAATTTGACATCCCTTCAACAACTACATCAGTCACAACTTCAGTATTTGGGTTAGTCACCTTGCCCTCATACCTCAATTTAGGCATGCTGGAGAAGAAGTTTTCAATCTTCTGGAACTGTGCTGAACTCAACTGCTCAATAAACTTCACCAGTTCTGTTTGAGTGCAGTCACTAGCAGACCATGCTTCCTCTTCAGTAAACACAGTGTCAATGCACTTGGCAATTACCTTGAATGCCTCATCCACCGTGTCTTTGTTAGTTTGTTGAGTAACACTGAAGTTGTTTTTCAGGAACTCATCCATAGATGGATACTTCATCTTGATAGAGATTCCTCCATCAAGTTCAATAGTGTCAGTATGACCATCAGGAACATCCAGACCGATCTCTGACATATGAACCATCAAAGGAACCTTAGTATCCTCATCGTCAGCACAAGTGACCAGCAGTTCTACAGTCTCACCAACTGACTTACCTCGGATGTTCAAAAATAGGTATTCAAGATCAAATGAGGGGAGAGTATCAATCTTTACTCCCCGAGTGACTACGCATGCTTTGAGAACATCTTTTACAGTAGCAATGATGGTTTTATCATTACCACTTTCAAGTGCAATCAATAGTGCTTTCTCTTCCTTGACCAGGAATGGTCGATATCTGACCGGTTTACCAGTCGATAGCAGATTTACCTCAAAAACAGGTGTTACAACCTTAGGCAGTGGCATAACAATTCAATTCAGTACAGGTATTTATTAGGGTGTCCCGAAAGATCTCTCCCCAGGACTGTTGAATACATCGGGAAGCGGTTTAGTAGCACTAGGGGGTAGGGGTTTGAGTTGTCTAAAAGTTCTGAAATTAGAATCAAGACTTGTACCAGATTCTGGTGTCAGTTTAGTACGAGATGGTTCTTCGTTACCAAGAGTCTCCCTATCCTCCCTAGGTAACGGATCACTCCCGTCGATTACTATTTCAGGGTTGAGAGGTAGTTCAATCCCCCTAGTATTTGCTTTAGTAACATTAGCAGAACTACCTTGACGACCAATGTAGTATGTTTCGTAAGCAAAAGATACTGTAGTCTTGATCAATTCTGCTTTTCCATATGCCAAAGGAGCAGCAATGATGTTAGTTGGGAATGCTCTTCTAATATGATATGTGATGTAACTGGGATTGCTAGCGTCACGACTAAATGACGTGATCTCCAAATTACACTTGTACTGATCTGGATATCTCAACCTTCTAGAAGGATTACTCCCTTTCAGTTTTTCATCCAAATTTACTGTGTCTTTACCAAAATCCGGAGGAGCGATGAATTCCATCCAGGCATTGAACACATCATTAGTAAAGTAATCTCTTTGAGAATACCAAGTCAGGTTGATATCGGGATATCTACGATACAAAGCATATTGTTGTTGCAAACCCTGGCGAAGTCCATCAACAGAGGAAGTTTGAAACTGACTTCCAGGAAGAAGTGCCTCTGAGCAAAACAGAGAAAGGTAACTTCCAGGAGGTTCATCAGTCTCATACAGCACCGTCGATTTGATATGGTTTGCCAGAGTGCTAGTTTTATCCCCCGCAAAATCAATCGTTACATCATAAATGTTGTTGAAGGCGGGAACAATACCCCCTGCCCTGGTCTTGCCGAGGTAAAGGTCATCAGTCTTCAGAATTCTCCTGTTAGAGTCACTTATAACTGCAGCGGGTTTTGACATTACCTCTAAATATAGAGTGGTCTAGTATACTATGTATGTCATATCAAGGTCGGTATAGGCCGTCGAATCCGAGAAAGTATAAAGGGGATTCCAGAAACATAATCTATCGCTCTCTCTGGGAACGTAAGTTTATGGTCTATTGCGACAAGAATGAGAACATTTTATTCTGGGCATCTGAAGAGTTTCATATTCCATATTATGATCCTACGACCAAACGTATCCGTAGGTACTTCCCTGACTTTTACATCAAATACAAGAATGTAAAGGGTCAGGTTATTGAGAAGATTATTGAGATCAAACCTGCTAAGCAGTGTGCTCCTCCAACAACAAAAAGGAAGACCAAAAAGCATCTCTATGAAACTCTCGAATATGCCAAAAACCAAGCAAAGTGGAAGGCAGCAGAGGAGTTCTGTGCTGACCGCCGATGGGAGTTTCAAGTCATGACGGAGAAGGAACTTGGAATATAGAGATGAATTCCCAAAGTCTACTTTAGAAGGAAGACCTATTCCTGGCAGAATTGCTCTGTTTCAATATACAGCGAAAACAGCAGAGCAATTGCCTTTCTATGACCGCAACCCATTGTGCTATATGATTGCGGTAGAAAGAGGCACAGTATTTTGGGGTGTCAACCTACATTACCACAGACCAGAGAATAGATTGGCACTATTGAGATATATTGATGCTGGAGATAATTTAGCAAGATTGCGGGGGTTCCATAAATACCTAAAATCCTACGTCCGCAGTCCCTTCCTCACTATTGCAACAGAAGAGTGGGATAAAGCAGTCAACCTTGATTCTGAAAAATTTGTTAGGGACTTCGGGTCCGTTGAAATTGATATTGATCCTGACACGGTTTATCGTAAAGGCACCCTCAAGAACTAATGAGTAACAAATGTATTGGTAAAAACTGTCTTCTGAACCAGAAGGTTACTATCCAAGGTGCTGCCCATCGACTGATTATGAGCACCAAACTGGATGATCAGTTTGGAACGATTAGAGGTCTTGTGGATGCTGCTGGAGTAAGTCTAGACCTGAATCAGAGTAATAATAGAAAATTGTTAGATGATCCTGCCTTAGAAAGAGGATTGGTTCGTGCATTAGACAGTGCATATTCCCTGGCATCGAAGTCAGGCATGCTATCTGAGGTACAAGACGCTGCCAACAAAGCAGGTACCTCGTTTGCTTATGATGGTAATACTATCGCCCGCCTTTCTGCAAACTTAGGAAAAAGTGAATATGATGCGTCTCAGGTAATTCCATCTTTCCAGGCAAAGAATTTTCTTCATCCTGATGCTGCTTACAATGGCGACGTTGCGCCGATCCCAGCAGTGCCCTCCAATCTAGAAGAAGCTGCTGCTCAGGTGTTTACGTCAACAAAAAATAAACCGCCAAAGTTTTTTCAATATCCTGTTGATGCAATTTACTTAGAGGATGGTTTGGGTGCTCAAGATTACATGAAGATTGAGCGGTTTGAATATAGTGCCCCAAATGCTAGTGTAGCAGCTGACTTATCTAAAATCTTTACTGATGGTCTAACCAGGTCCGTTCAAACACGAAAATTTATTGGTAGTGTCCGTCTACCAATCCCAAATGATCTCCAAACCAGTCAAGGCATGAACTGGGGTCAAGGAACTGCCAATATTGTGGAAGCGGGTACATTCATGACGGCACGAGATGAAATTTCTAAGACGTTTTCTAAACAACAAAACGTATTTGACCTAATAAGAAATGGATTGCAAAATATAACGAAGGTGGGTCAAACTTTTGCCAATGAAGTACAAACTGCTGGCGGTGATGTCAATACAGCAATCAGTGGTCAAATTGCCAAGATACTTTTGTCTAAGGTAAACATCAATGTTGATCCTGCACAATTCATTGCCAGAAAAAATGGTCAGGTCTTGAACCCCAATATGGAGTTGTTATTCTCAGGTCCTAAACTGAGACAGTTTGTGTTCAAATATGAGTTTGCTCCCAATAATGAAGAGGATGCTAAACAAGCAAATAGCATTTCAAAATTCTTCAAGGAGGGCATGACTCCCCTGAAGACTGGTACTGGCATCTTCATTGGTTCTCCAGATATCTTCCGAATCTCATACTTCAATGGTCAGGAACGGATTAGGGCATTGCCTATCCACAAAATGTGTGCTTTGACCAATATTGGGTTCAATTACACTGATGGAGGTGTCTATCAGTCATATGCCGACCCAAAATCAATCTCCCAACCAGTCAGAACAACCATGATGCTCAGTTTCACTGAGCTTACTCCAATCTTCCGTGATGATTATAAGTTGGGCGAAAATCGAACTGCTTCTACTGAAGATCTGATTAGGTTCCAAGGTCCTCTCATGGGCACTAACAAAATCACCGAGGAGGACATCGGATTCTAATGGCTTATTTCGACGACTTTCCCAAAGTATCTCTGCTTTCATTTTCCGACAATCGGTCATCTAGTTCCGACTACGTTGAAAGCACCAATATCTTCAAAAGAGGCAAGATTCGAGACGACATCTTCCAGGTCGCTGCTGCCTTTGACAAGTTTTCCATTCGTGGCGATGACCGTCCCGATAATGTGGCAGATGAGTTGTATGGCAATCCAGAATACGATTGGATTATCCTAATCTCCAACAACATTCTAAACATTCGTGATGAATGGCCTATGAGTGAGTTTGACTTCCAACGTTATATCGACAACAACTATACTCCTCAGCAACTTGCTGAGATTCATCACTACGAAAGTGTCGAGCGTCGCGATCCTGAAGGGAAGCTCTTGCAGCAAGGTGGTCTCGTGGTTGATGGAGATGCCACGTTTACTTACTCATACAGAGGTATCAACTACACTGATCAAGGAACTCAGTCAGTTAGTTACCTAGAGTATGAGACTCGCAAAAATGATGCGAAGCGGAACATCTTCACTCTCAAGTCAATGTACATCGATACCATTATCGAAGACATGAGGGACATCATGACTTATGAAGATTCTAGTCAATACATTGACCGTAAGATGAAGAAAGGAGATAATCTTCGCCTTTTAGCACTTCGCTAAATGTGGGTTATTGGGACTGTGAGGAACATCCCAGACCAGTGAATACCTATCAACATTCCCCACGTTGAATGCCTCGTGGGGTAATTTGTTGTGGAACCAGAAAAACGTGCCAGGTGGCACAATCATGCTTTCATCACCAACACGGTACAAATAGGTGCCTTGCAGAGATAGGTGATATCGGTCTTTTTTCTTATAATACTCACCACGGTCAATATGCTCCAAAACACGTTTTCCGGGTTGTAATCGGAAAAATGCTGCTCTGCCAGTTTCGGTGATATTGTGCTTTTTCCAAAATTCGTGCACTTTGGGGTATAAGTCGTAAAGTGCCGTTTTTTCTTGTCCCATCGCATCATGCGGATCTTCGCCTTTTTGAACTTTTGCCCAAACTAGCGGTAAGAACCCATATGGGTTTCTGTCGCCTCCTAGGTTATTCCCCGTTTGCTGCGAAACCCAGTCCCAGTGATCTGGGTTCAATTCCTCCAAAAACGGCGTCACATCGATATTCCGTTCTATGATGACTATGTTTTTGTACATAAAATCCTATAGGGGCAATTTTTACCCCGAGTTTTTTTTCCAGTTTCTGGTATTTGAAAGTTCGTTTTCGCTACGGGTGAAGAAGGATGTGAAACGCTACAGACACCCTATCTTTGCTTGATCGGTTCTGATCTACGTAATGAACTAGATTGCTGTTGAAAAACACCCCTGTGTTTGATTTGGGTTCGATGACCATCGCATTGCGGTCTATTTTTGATACACACGAGGTATTCAGGTATTGGTTGTGAAAAGGACTCATGATGATCAGATCACCACTATTGCGTGGAGTTTTCAACCAGTACACCCCACTGATCTGACCATAGGTGTGATGATGCATGCAGTTTGATGCACCAGGTCCATTGATGTTGGCAAAGGCGTGAACAATTTCCATGTAACGGGGTGGTTTTACATCATGCTGATCGATGTATTCCCGAGACTTATTTGCGATGAGTGACATCAGTGAACTGAATCGCCCATCCTTGTGCATACCAGTGCGTTGCCAACCCTCGATGTTGGAATTGCCTTCTGACTCAGGGAACTCATCCCTCCATTCATAGATCTTCCTAAGAGAAAAGTCCAGGATGGGGAGCTCCCCATCCCAGACTCCAATCAGCTCGTTGAAGCTGTAAAACTTCATGCCTCAGCTCTCGGCAAGTCTCTGAAAATAGGACAGGGCATCGTCATCTGAATCTGAGTCATCAACATCTGTTGACCTGGTCGCGACAACAGGTTCATTATCGATGAATCTCGGAACAGATTTGACGACACGATCTTCCTCATCCATTTGCTGACGAGATTTAGTGACCGCTGCTTCCTCCTCATCGAAGGTCTCAGGGTCAACTGGTTTCCGGGTGTTGTTCAACACGGAATTCAAACGCTTCTCTAGTTCCCCATATGCCTTGAACTGATCAGGGCGAGTAAATTCTTCTAGAGAATACTGTTTCTTCCACAATGCCTCTAGGGCATCGTCGTCGTCCAGCACCGGAGATGCAGCAGCAAACTCACTACTGTCATAGTTACGGTAACCCGCAACATTCTTTGCCTTCAGTTTGAAGTTCGCACCTTGCCAAAAATCGAACGGGTCGATTGCTTCTTCGTCTTCAAACTCAGGCTGCATGGCAGCAGTGATCTTGTCAAAGATCTTCTTTCCGAACTTATAAAGGAAAACTTGTCCTTCGTTATGGGGGTTAGTCGGATCCTTGACAACGTAGATGTTCGCAATGTAAGTGAGCTTTCGCTTCTGCTTACGTGCCAAATCCTTGTCACTATCAGTACCACTGTTCCAAAGGAGACGGTTGTACTCAGAGACAGGATCTTTCTGTCCTAAGGTGGTCAGGCTATTTTCGATATACCAACCTCCAGGTCCTTGGAAGGCGTGTGACCACACCTTCGCCCAAGGGAGTTCTTCTCCATCGGGAGCGGGCAAGAATCGGATGACGGCATAACCATTGCCTGCCTTATCGACTTCAAGTTTCCACAGACGTTCGTCTGTGTTACCAGCGCCGCTGGTATTCATTTTTTCTATCTCCTTGGTCAACTTTGAAGTCAGAGAACCAAGTCGAGATTGTTTTTTGAGGTCTGCAAAAGACATATTAGATTAGATTCGGTGGATTTGTAAGATTGTCACCGCTTACATAATATAGCGATTTATTTAGCACCTGTCAAGGAAGTTTCAGCAAGACGGTTGATGGTTCTTGTCATACCGTTGATAGCAGAACCAAGATAAACTTGACCGAAAACAATGAACAGCAATCCAGTGGCGACAATCACATTCATACGCTTACGATCTTCTATTGCTTTTTTCTCTCTTTGATCACGTGCGTTTACCACATTGCCATCTTTATCAAAGGCAAGATGCTTGCTGTTCAGCAGGGTCTGAGGTTTCTTTTTCTCTGACGTGTCAACGGTAGTGGTCTGTGGTGTCAAGTCAGGACGTGGTTTTACATTACGAAGATCTTTGAAACCCTTTGTCATTTCAATGCGGAGTGCATGATACAAGTGCATTCTATCACTCCAGTTCCAGCATGTCAAAGTTGTATTGCATTATTACACTTGCAATTCGTGACTTCAATTTCTGGAGATACTCTTGCTCCTCCACTGGACGTGCAGGAGCACCCGGCCACATCTTGATTGAATACTCGATGTGACTGTACAACATACGGAGTTCCTGTATGCCCATGTTCAAGGATGCATACCAGTCATCCTCAAACACTGGATACAGATCGTCTTCGTTCATTGGTTAGACGTAAAATGTTTAGCGCGGTACCAGTGGTACCATTTTTTGACCCTTCGCTTTGCTTTCATGTGCGTTGGATCACGTGCCCACTCCCGCACGTCATCTTCACTCTGCCACTGACTGATGGTGATCTCAATGTCATCTACCATCTCACTCTCCATACCTATAAACCCTGGGATCTTCTGTGCACTATCCAGCAGGGTGTTATTGTACTCATTGTACTCGTCAGTGAACTCCTTCACCTTACCAACAAATAAAACAGAAATCATTGCAGTAAACAAAAGTTATTTATTTACAATCAATGTATTCAAAAATAGTATCTGCCCATATTTTATGACCTTCTATACCTAAATGTGTTCCATAGACACTCAACGCATGACCCTCATTATCTCTATATTCCATGCATCCAAATTTTCCAACAAAACCAGGAAATGTTATACGCATTTTATCCCACTCCTCACTACCCCACTCAATATACAAATTATTATCTAAAACTGCATTACACGGAATAGAGTCCTGATATCCAGTATCAGATATATCTGAAATGAAAAATATTTTCATAGGAATATTATAATTTGCAAACAGTCCATAAATTGACCACATTGCATGCCACGTCAACGCATCATAGTATTCATCTGAACATTTAGTTAGAGAATTGAAAAACTGACGCATATAACCTCCTTCTTCGCGTATTTTATGCTTTGACCTAGATTGACCTGCACCAACAGACAACCACAATCCATTTATAGAGTACACTTTGTTTACATATGCACCACCCTCAAAATACCAATCAGCATATTCCCACTCCCTAAAGTTAGGATACATTGACGAGAGTATTTTTTTGCTTGCAGATGGAACAATAGACCTGTTAGGAAATGTAAGTTGAACCACTGCATAATCTAAGTTCTTTCTTCTACTATCATCTTGTAGGTATCGTGCAATGTCGTGCACCATTGCTTGATTAGAATGACCATTTCTTGAAAGAGAAACCTCCTTGAGTCCCATCTTTTTAGCAAGGAGTCCTCCCCATCTATTAGATTTTCGATACAGATCCATTTCTTTGGAAAGGGAGTTATCTACCATATAAGGACCACCAAAAACCTTATCAACTAATTCATTCTCCCCCTTTAGAACATAACCAAAACCTCTCTCATCATCTTGATATTTGGGGACAATAGCATGCTCTAAACCTAATTCGTTGAACAAAAATAATCGTTCAAGCTCAGCTCCCCAAGTCATTGAGCATCCAATAGTCAGTAAATCTTTCATTGCCTTTTTAGTTGCGTTTGCATCAGATTCAAGGTGTTCTTCATGTTACTGAAAATAGTATTCATGTCTGCGTTACCAAATCCAATCTGTTTGGCAGACTCCTGAATCTTTTTCTTCATGTCAACTGCTTCAGGGTCTTCGGAGTATGAGACCCTGGTCCACATGATCTGCTGCTTCTCAATCAAACTCTTCAACGTTTCAATGTGCTCCCACTTCGCAGCGTCAGACATGGAGGGGAACTGCATGATCACATTGTACAGTTCTTTTTGAATGTCATAGATGTCCTCCATTTCGCGGCGGACATTCTCGTTCTCAAAAAATTTGCTCATTAGAATTGATCTTTGACCTCAGCAATTACTTGCATACGATACTTTTCTTTATCAATATTTAGAAACGGTAGATACTTTTTGATTTTCATTCCGATCTGATGCCACACTGGGTCATCTAATTTCTTGTCGTAGTCTTTGCAGTATCCAAACAACTTCTCATAGATTACTGCCTCTTCAATGCTGAGGTTGCCTGCCAGGTATTCCTTGAGGAGTGGTGGGTGACCACCCTTCACTTCAATGAATTGCTGCAACCCATACTGTTCCAACATGTTTTTGTTGGTGCTCTTGAAGTTGTAAAACAAACTCTGCTGACGACGCTGCCATGCCACGTAAACTCCTTCACCGCCACGGATGATGTTACCGATCCACAGACCCTGTGGGTTATCAGTGCTCACAAAGTTAGCAAGGAAGAAGTTTCGGATGTCCTCGTCCTTGTACTTCCTTGATGTCTTCTCAAAAAAATACCTGTCCTTCCTCTTATAGAAGGAGTCAAGACTTGCTCTGGACTTGCCGCCATACACAAAGTAATCATACTTCTCCTTGGAGAAGTGATTTTTGTACGCCAGATACTCTTTGTAAGTATCAAACGGTGTCATAGGTTGCTTCATCGTGCATTGCGACGTTCTTTTTCAATTTCGCATCCAACTGTTTGGTTGCTGTGAACCACACAGGGTTGCGAGGACACATGGAGCAGATCTCATGAGGTTTTTTTACCTCATCAAACGATGCTTGGATGTCATCTGTAGAAGCAGAGATGCTGGTGGGTTTGTACGCCAGATACTTCTGCCATTCAGGATCATTGAGTTGATCTGTGGCATCCAATGATTCTCTAAGGTAAGAGATCATGGGACACTTCCACAGGTGTCCATTATACAACTGACTATTGGGACAGGTGCAGTGCTGAAAACTTTCTTCAGGATTCCCTTCCTCGAATGGGTAGTATTTGATTTGATCTTCTGTGATCTCATACCGCACAAGGTCAAACCACTGCCTGGGTTTGCCATCCAGTAAACGGAATGCTTCACTAAACTCCAACAGGTTATCGATGTCCACGTCTCTGGACTGAAGATACCTGATGAACTTTGCAGTATTACACCAGTTCACTGATCCTTGCTCAGTAAACCAGGGTTTATGAAAGGTGAGTCTGAAGTTGACACCTTTCAACATTTCATCAGCGATCCACTCCTGCTCCTGTAAGAGGCGTGAACCGTTGCTAAACAGTTTTATGTTACAGGTCTGCCCCGTTGCCTCTGCGACCTCTCTGGTAACCTTCACGACCTCTCTGGTGCGTGGTTCTAGTAAAGGTTCACCACCAATGATACTGATATGACTCCACACATATACTTTGGGCAAGAATTCTTTGATGTCTTCCATCAAAGCATCGATGTCTACCCCACTCTTGACACCAAGAAGACTACTGTTATGGTTACATGCACGGCATGCCAGGTTGCATCCGTTGATGACATGTATGCTCAACAGTCTTGTGGTAGGTCGCTCCGCCTCAAGAGATGCAATCTCTTCAGGAGTAACCTGTTTGAAGTTTGTTATCCAGAATCCTTTCTGTTGTCGAACGAAGTCCACACTCTCAGATACTTCTCGAAGTCTTTCTAGTGATAGGTGACTCTTGATCTGAGATAGTTTGAACTCTCGTTTGTCCATTAGATACTAAAGAACTTTGCTCTAGATGTCCTCTTCAAATAATTTAGGTTCATCGCATTGCCTTTGAGTTTTTCTTTCAAAGGTTTGGTGATGAGATTAGAAACTGACTCGATCTCGATGTTGTTTGTCTCACAATAGAAACAAATCGCCTCGATGTAGTTCATGTCAGCATTGTCTTTGACTAAGTTCTCAATGTCATTCGTGAACTTGTCTTGACACAAGAACTTACTCTTCAAAATAGACTTCATTTCGGACTTGGAGTGCTGTGATTTTTTCTTCAACGAATTTGTCGATGTAAAGAACAAGAAGTTTCATGTATTTCATTTTATCATATTCTTCGTACACTTGCACCTCTCCGTTCTCACATGTCATAATGATGACAAGTTTTTTGACGGGAATACCAGTACGTTCAAAGAACATACAAGCATATGCTGCTGCCTGCACAAAGTAACCTTCAATCCAAGATCTAGGTTTAGGTTTTGCTGATGTTTTGAAGTCAATAATAGCAAGCTCGCCTTCGTACTCAGCGATGCAATCAACTGTGCCTGCTACCCCAAGCTCTTCGCTGTAGAGACTTTTTTCTAATGCGTAGATATTATTTATCTTTTCCAACGTCTTTTTCGCCTGGAGAAAGAGCATCTTCGGTCCAGGATTCTTATATTGAACCTCTTTATTCAGCAGGAATGTCTCAATCAACTCATGACATTCAGTACCACGACTAGTAGCACGCTTGGTGATGCGGTTTGCCTCGTCATCACCGACACGCTTCCGCCACTCTACAAATTTCTTAGCATTCCAATGAGAAGTGACCGAGGTGATGGACACCATCGGTCTCTCATTGACTGTGTAGAAACGAACTCCTTCAATATTCTTCCGCTGGAGTCGCGGAAGTTCACATTCTACATAATCAAACATCACATACCAAGTTCAATTTTACTGGTGAGATAAGACTTGACGAGACCGGAGCGTACGATGTCATCGATGCCGAATTCAATCGCATCAAACTCAGGCATACGCTGAACGATCTTCATGAAATCTAGGATTCCATTCTTCTCATTGGTCTTGACAAGATCAGTCTGTGCTACGTCACCACAGAACATGATCTTAGAACCTTCACCAACACGGGTGATGATACTGTCAAGTTCGTGGAAGTTCAGGTTCTGAGACTCATCTACAATAATAATAGCATCATCCAACGTGGTACCACGGATAAAACTAGTAGACCAGAACGTCACTGACTCCTGTGTCTTGAGGTTACCCCAAAGCATCTCAAAGTCATTGTCCGTAGGCATCTCGAACATGTACTTCACCATATTCTTGTAAGGAATCTGGTAAAGAGCGGACTTATCCTCGTGATCACCGGGAAGAAAACCAATCTCCCGAGTAGAGACCAATGAGCGAACAAGAACGACCTTGTTATATTGGTTCAGAGGATCAAGAACATCCTTCAATGCCAAGTAGAGAGTGATGAATGTTTTACCCGTACCAGCACACCCATACAGAAACAGGTTCTGATCTTCCTTGTACTTCTGAAAGACTGTCTCCTGATTGTCAGTGATTGGTAGGATGTCTACCATCGAATCAGAATTGATCGGTTTTTTGCGTCGCATTTGCTTAGCAGTCATACCAGCACCGACAGATGACGAAATTTTCTTACGACGTGCAGTCATGAGTGTGTAGTTTTCTGAGGCTTGACTTTGGAACCAGGGACTTGTGCAACCTTTGACAGAACTTCGTTCCATCCGCCATCAGTTCTGCTATAGACATCACCTGTACCACTAACGGCAGAGGCAACACCTTTAGACCAGTCTTTATCCCAGGCAGGATTGTCGTTCTTCCACTGATCATACTCAGCGACAGTCATGGACAATTCCTTTGTCTCACCTGTTTCTAGATTTTTTACGGGGTATGTTGGCATGTGGGGGGTAGTTTTGGGTATTTATTTTGGGGAAATAACCTTTCGTTTACTGCGTTCTTGCAGTGCAGCACTGAACTTTATTGGTTTGGCGGTACACATGTTACAAACGCTTTCAGGCAGTTTACTATTACTACAGAATTTTGTCAACTCATTATCACTACAAGTGACAGGAAGACCATCGACAAGATACTCCTGCCACTCAGGATCATCCTGCTGTTCTGTTACATACAACAATTCCCTCAGGAATGCTGTGTTAGGACACTTCCATAGTTTCCCTCCATACAACTGTGCATTAGGACAGGAACATACCTTGAAACTCTTTGCCGGATTGTTGTGGGTGTAGGGATGGACCTTGCCATCCCTTTTCTTGATTGAGTTGAACCACCTGTCCTTGCCTGTATGGTGCTCAGTGACGAGAACCTTGGGGTGGTTGAACTCTTTGATGATATCTTCTACTCTTTCTAAATGAATGCTGATCCTAAGAAACACCTGAGGATTCTCTAAGATTTCCTTGATCCACGTTTCATTCTCCAGGAGCAATAGACCATTACTGTATAGATAAACAGGAGCGTCAGTGTGTGCTGTACATGCATCGAGAATCTCTCTGCAACGTGGATTCAGTAGGGGTTCACCGCCAATAACAGATACCCTACCAATATTTACCCTGGGTAGTAGCGTTTCAATATCTTTGAGTAAACTATCCGTATCAATCTTGCTACCAGGAGCAAAATAGTTACTGAAATGGTTGCAACCCTTGCACTGAAGGTTACATCCAATCGATGCACTGATGTCTAGGATGTCAATCAATGCCATGGTATGCCAGGTAAGCAGCACCCATAGCAGTGCCTCCATCATTCGCTAGTGGTTCTGCATAGAACCTGTAGTCAGGGAATCTTTTGAGTGCTTTATAGTTTGCTACACAGTTCAAGAAACATCCACCTGCCAGAACAATATCCTTTGTAGGTGCCATACAGATCAGGTCGAGCACCCTCTCCTCCCACTCTGCCTGTAGAGACTTGGCAGGTTCAGAATCATATGCACTCTTGCCCATGACCTTACCTGCATCCATGTGGTGCCACCCATAGTGAACACATGCCTCTTCAAATCTCCTACCAAAACCTATGCTGTCAGGAGAGAACATCGTTTTGTGAATGGTGTCCCAGGTGGGTGCAAAGAAGACAGACTCAATCTCTAGTCCATCTGGTGTCTTTGATCCGTTGGAATCAACCACAATGCAGGTAGCACTGGTGAACCCAGAGTTGTAGAAACCACACGCTGCATGTGTCATGTGGTGCTTCTTCCTGTAGTCATACAGTGTGGCACCGGGGAACTTTTTCTTGACAGCAGACAAAATCTTGACGTTATCGACCTGCTTGTTACCTCGCTTCCAAAAAGAATCTGCCAGAGCAATGTGCTCTATATCATTGGGCAACCTGTCAAGGAGAATCCTGATGTCATAGTCATACTTTACATAAGAAGCACGCTCTGCCTCCAGGTACCAAACGGGTTTACCATCCTCTAAAACACATGCCGAACCGTTGTTGGACATGTTCAACCCTAGGAGCAAATTTTTTGCCCGAGTTTTTTTTCCAGTTTCTGGTAACTCAAAAGTCATTTTCGTACCAGCTTTCCGATCTCTGGAAAGTAAAGGTAAGGTATGTCTGACATGTTGAAGGTAGCGAATGCATCTTGCGGTGTCTCTACCAGGGGTTGACCTGCCAGGTTGAACGAGGTGTTGAATAGCATTGGGATGCTTGTCCTGTCCCAGAATGCACGGATCAGTTTGTAGTAGTGCTCGTTCTGTTTCTCAGTAACAGTTTGGATGCGACAAGTTTTGTCGATGTGCAGGACACCTGGGATCAGATGCCAACCAGTTGGACGTGCATCCATGGCATACATCATGAAGGGTGACTCATCAAGTCCCTGCATATCAAACCAATCATTTGCATACTCAAGCATGACGCTGGCAGCAAATGGTCTCCACTCCTCACGCTTTTTTATTTTGTTTACTACCTTCTGTGCTTCATTATCACGGGGGTCATAAAGCAAAGAGCGATTGCCAAGAGCACGAGGACCTGCCTCTGACCTGCCTTGGAACAGAGCAACTAGTTCTCTACCTGCAATGATCTCTGCTACATCATCGTAAGTTACATCCTCACCTTTGATTGAAGACAGATCGTATTCAGGACCGAGGTACAGTGTTCTCATAATGTTCTAAAAGGGCAGAACCAATGGCGATTCCGCCGTCATATGCAAGTGGATCTACATAGAGATTTATGCCAGTCTTCAGGAGTTGATAGTTGGCAATGCAGTTGAGGAAGAATCCTCCTGTCACTACCACATTCTCCCTGCCGGTCAACTCATACGCTTTCTCTAACATGAATAAGGCATGCTTCTCGGCAGACTTCTGGAGTCGGTACGCTAAGTCTTCAGGATGGTATTCAATTCCTGTGTAACTAGTAGTGTTACCTTCTGCACTAAGTTCAGTGGAGCACACGCTGTGTCCATTGTGAATCTCGAACAGGTCCTCAGGTGCTGCACCGTATGTTGATAGACCCATGGTTTTACCAGCATGTGTCTCATCAAACCCACAGTATCGTGACACCCTGCGGTATGCCTGACCGACGCTGGTCCTGGTGCTGTAAAAGTTTCCACCATCCCAGAAGGAAGCACCTAACTTCTTAGACTCCTCTTCACTCCAGAATGTTGAGTAGTGTTTGAAGACTGACTCAAACTTGCCGCCGCTCACATCGTAGATACTTTCAGTCTCACAAAACTTCCAGTCTTTGTGGGGATGGAGGGAACCTTTGCCATCCATGACAATGACAGCAGCATTATCGAACCCAGAGTTGTAGTAGGCATTTGCTGCATGACATTCATGATGTCTGTCACGATAATCCTTGAGAGGAAGTCCCCTTTCCTTGACTAGATCAATGATTTTGTTTGCCTGCTTGGTTCTAAGCAGGTATTTTTCCAAGTTATATTTGGTGAAGCAGTCACTGATGGTGACCACATCGATAAAATCATCTAAAAATTGAGTCGCAGCAGTGTAGGCAGACCTGTCCCGCTTGACACGACTCAATCTCTCCTCTTCCACATAAAATTGGACCTCCCCATCCTCAAGAATGGCAAGAGATCCATTGTGCGACAAATTTATTCCGCAGATTCGACCCATTCCAGTGCCTCACTAACAGCAGGGAATTGTTCAATGAAGATCTTTTTACACTCCTTAGCGATGTCCATGTGCTCCTGCTGTGTACCGTTAGCAGTACGGAGGGAGATGTAATGTGCCCATGATCTGCATGAACCGGTCATGTACATTTTGGTGGGCGAGCATAACGGAAGCACATTTCTTGCACACTCCTTTGCCACACCTGCATCCAGCATCTGGTTGTACAATGCCTGAGCAGAGGAGAACAGAGTTTGCATCTGCAACTCTAGTCTCTGGACAATGAAATCATCCAGGTCATCGATGGAGTTCTGTCTGTTCTTTGTATCCTGCCGACGCATCTTTGGCAGGGGAATGTTGTCCTTTAGGAGTTGAGTATCAGCGTAGCGTTGTGAAAATTCTTGAAATGTAAAGCTCCTATGTCTCAAAATTTGAGCTGAAATTGCACGTGTAGTTGATATCTCCAGTGTCATTGAAGACTGTTCAAATACACTCCAATGATTGTGTTTGATGCAATACTTCAGAAGTCCTGCATATTTTTCGTTCTCTTGGTTTGCAGGGTTGCTTACGCGGGCGATGTATGCCATCGTCTGCTCCGCATCGGGAGTGACGCTAATTAGTTTGACGCTCATGGACCTTCGTAAGTTTCGTCGTAGTCAATTTCAACAGGGTCAATCTCATCGAAGCGATATGCTTCTACATCTGAGTAGACCTCTGCTTTGAGTGCACTAAGCAGCATTTCCAAGTCGGAAACGATTAGTTTGAGTTTGTCTCGTTCCATAGTTTTATTATAAAACAGAAAAGGGAAGGTGTCAAACCTTCCCTTACTTATATGAGATTTTTACAACCTCATCACTTGGTGTAGGTCCGTCCGCGATAGCAGAAGTTCCCATGAGTTTCCTCAATGGGTTGCTTGCACTCATACTTCACACCACGGTAGGCAGTGTGAGTGATCTGTGCATCGTGAAGAGCGGATGCTTTCTTGATTTGATCACGGATCATCTTCAGTGTGTTCATGGTAGGTCTCCTAAAAGAAAGGGTGGTTTAGTCCCCGTTCCTTCAGTCGTTTGCGTCCCAACATTCTGGTGTAGATTCCTTTACGGTCTCGACCAGCTCGAGTTTCCACTCTGCTTCCAGATTTTCATGCTTCTCAATCCGAAGGATCACAGCATCAGCATCTGCACAGGCAATACCTGAGTAAAGTAGAAATTCAAACATGGGATGAACGCTCCGTTCCGCGACTTACTTGCGTCCAACAAAGTTGGATGAACGATTTCATGATGTAGTATTATATAGAAAAGAAAAAATGTATCAACGGATACACCTTTTCTTACCGCAATAGTCTGCACAGATGTGCGGTCTATTACTCCAAGATTCTACCAGAGTATGTTGGAAAAAGGGAGTTTGCAATACATCATGTAACGAGTGGTGCTCTAAAGAAATGGTTTTGATACCGCCCTGCTCCTCAATCAAAGGGATCACGTTGTCCCAGAAGACCTTCTGAATATACTCTGCACCCACTCCCTTGTTTGGGTTGTTGATGTCACGGAAGACCGCAGGTGCATCAATATCATTGTCAATATAATATCCAGGGTAGAAGAACCTGAGACGTGACTGGTGGAAGCAACAGGCATGCACCACACCCCTACTATCAATCCTCAGTTGCCCAGGACTGCCTTTGATATGACCATAGCGACACACGACCTCTGAGTCCTCTGCTACAGGGTCTGGGCGGTACGTTTGGTCTGGATCATCTGCTACCTGCAGGGTGTGCACCTTATTCCTGTAGGAATAAGTAAACTTACCATTTCCACGTCCACTGGCGTCATACATATCATTGACACGAGTGTGTTGGAAGTCTTTGAACTTCCACAGTTTGCTCAGTGTCTTACATCTTTTTATCTGGTGTTGGTTGTGCTTGAACACCAGCATCCTCCACACAGCAGGACCACCTGACTTGATGAATGCTTTAGCACTCTGCATCACCTTCTTGTAGTCCACACCCACACGGTATTGCTGCAGGGTATCTTCTAGACCATCAATAGAAAAGATGAGGAAACTATCTTTGTGTGATGCTCCCATGAGAGCACCAAGTCTGCCCCAAAATTCATCGTCACGGGTACCACCGTTGGTACTCATCTGGAAAACGATGTTGGGGTTGGACTTCAGGGTGTAGGCATATATCTCAAGCAAATCATCACATAATGTTGGTTCACCAAAAGACCCTTGGAAGTAGATCAACTCTGTCTTCTCAAGGGTCTTTTGTGGGAACCATGTCTTCCACTGTTGAAGTGAAATCTTTGACAGGTTCATTGATGGATCGGGTGCGAGCACCGCAACCTCATCGTTATATGATGTCTTATGTCTGGCACACAGAGGACACTTGGAGTTGCAATGATCTGTTAGATCAATGAGAAACTTCACTTATCACGCCAGTGGATCTCAGGGTACGCTTTCTCTACAACACTACGAGTGATGCGATACTTGCTTTGCAGTTCACCATCCTTGACCAGGGTAACGATCTCTGCCTCATCAGCATGGAGTGACTCCAACAGTTGAATCAGCAGGGTCTCCCGACGCATCTGAGAAATCTTGTCGTTGCCGCCACGGATAAAGTTATACAGTGACCGCCACTCATGTGCCAGACGGGTGTGCCCATCAGTGCCAGCAGGTGATTCGTTCTTCTTGTAAGGAACGTCACCCTCAGGGATGGCAGACTTGATACCCTTATCGAAGTTCCAGATAAGGATTGCCTTTACGTCATCCCGTTTGTGGGATTCCAGTAGTTCAACCTTCTTATCCACAGTCTTAGCACCGTGTACTGCTTTGAACAGTTCGGAGACCAGTGGATTGTTAGGAAGTTTTGCCATGATTAGTCGTCAAATTCATCGAGGTAGGGGGTCTCACCTTCAAATCGGAAAGAGATTAGACTGTCGGCAACAGGGTTGCCATGTTCATCGAACATCTCAGGGTGAGAATATTGAGGAGTTACATCGTAGATGTAGGCACGAACTAGATATCCAATCACTAAACCTATTCCAATTGTTTGCAGTAAGATTACCGCACCCATTGCGAGTAAGACAGCAGTTGAATCGAGCGCCATGCTAATTCTCCCTTTCTATATGTAGCGAAAATCTCCTTCCAAATATTTTGAAAAGAGGAATGAGTTTTGGTGCACGCTTCCTCCGATTATACATCAGAAGAGTGCCCCTGTTCTTTAGATCATCTCCAAACTTTGAAGATGTTGTAGTGTCTCTTTGCATCCACCAATTGGTTTGTTGTTGATAGAGACTTGTGGGAAGGTAGCACCCTCCTCAAACTCATCGTAGAACTGTTCGCGAGTAAAATCTTTATCGAGTTTGTACTCAAGATACTCGATGTCAACTGCCGTAAACAGTTGGCGAACTCGGTCACACCATTGACAATTATCCTTTGAATACAGAACTGCTTGCATTTTACCAGCGGTTTTGGTTGAGTTTTACGATGTTGCCTACGACGACGAAGCGGTCAGACCCCTTTGTCATCTTGTCTACGCCATGCATGGCGTAAGAAGGATATAGCATAAGATCCCCACTCTTTTGACACTCAGGATAGAATTTTTTATCTCCCACCTGAAAGTAAAACAGTTTGGTGTCGGGGACATCAACAAAATGCACCCACGAAATTAGTTGACGTGGGTCCTCGTAGTGATTGTGGACATCAATCACTGCTTCGAGGTCAAGTTTATATAGTTGACCCCATATGCTGCTGTAACTGTAGATGGTCTTACCCATAGGCAGACCGATGTCACCGAGAATCTTTTTGAGTTTAGGGACGTAAAGTTGTAAAAGATCCTTGTCAATAAAGTTCCCTTCTACAGTGGGTGCTTTATTGTTTGGGTTCTTATGAAATCCTGTGTAGTGTTGTCCCCAGTTCTTTCTATTCTCGATGGAATCTTCTCCTCCTTTTAGGAAGAAAGGATCATCATACCTTTTCTTGAGAGTTTGTATTAGTTCGGGCGGGTGCTCCCACTTCTCTGAATAAAGAATCATTTTCTGGAATAATCAACGTCACATCAATGTCACCAACAGCAGAGACTATCGACTCAATAGCAGATGCCATGCGCCGATAGCCTGAACCAACATAGATTTGCCCCGCCACCACTGAGACCGTTGCGATGCCCCAGAACCAATAGTAGTATCTTGATTTGACCTGATATCGTTTGGTCATTACAAAAAGGTAACTGAGATATTATAGTATACCTTAGTTACCTTGTCAAATATCACTCAGGACGCTCAGGATAGGAACCAGTCTTGACCTTTTCACGCTCCATGAACTCGATATCAGCTTGCACTTCCTTTTTAGCAAGTTGCTGCTTACGGTACATATCCATTTCGATATCATGCTGCACACGATCGATACGCTTCCAGATACGCTCACGAAAACGCCAGGAAGGAGACTTATCGGAGGGATCAATTGTCTCGCCAGTGCCATCAAGGGAAAGGTTGCCGTTCGCATCTACCTTGAGCTCACTCCGAACATCAGCGGAGGAAAGCGAAGTACAGTTCTTTGAAACCGACATCTCTTGTTTTACGACTGTTATACAGAGGTATTTAGTAAAGGTTCTCTTCTTGCTCAGTTACAATGGTCACGTCAGAAGTCGGATAGGAGACACAGGTCATAAGGAAACCTGCTTCAATCTGATCGTCATCTAGGAACGATTGTTCTTCTTGGTTGACAGTGCCAGACTCAATCTTTCCTGCACAACTAGAGCATGCACCTGCACGACAGGAGTAAGGAAGATCGATGCCTGCCTCATCAGCAGCGTCGAGAATGTATTGATCAGGAGCACATTCAACAGTATGGTCTCCTTCGGAAGTCTTGAGAGTAACAGTGAACATAAACTTACTGAACGTGAATTGTGCCAGTCATACCTGCACCTTGGTGAGGACCACAGAAGAACTGATAGTCTCCTGGATCAGTAAATAAAATGTCTTGAGTCTCTCCGGGAGCAAACAAGAGTGCTTCTCGGGATAGATCTGCACGACCTTCTACAATAATATTGTGAGGAGGTAGTGCTTGGTTGACAAAGTGGACGCTGTCACCTGCTGAAATTGTAATCTCATTAGGTTCAAATACTAGGTTGCCACCGGCACCCATCTGTACATCAACTGCCCAGGCAGGTAATGCAAGAAATAATGTAGCGAGGAATGCAATGATGAATTTCATTTGCGAATCGCAGACACATTATGTATTCAAGTATTATTCCTTACCTACTATTGTATCATAAAAAATCTTAGAACCCTAATTTTTGTCGGAGATTTTTTTTCTGTTTTGCAGAAACTCAATCCTTATTTCGCTCTGCCAAGATCTCTTGGTCCTTCCTGTAACTAGGACGTTCCATGTCATACTTGCTCCACTTACTATACATCTCTGACTTTTTATGTGACCGGGGGTCTTGAATGATATAACTTTTATTACCACGCTCAGGCCAAAAGTCTTGCATCTCTCCCTCACGATCAAGGTCGAGAGTGATGCAGTGCAGTCCACCATCCCAGAAGTAACGGTGCCTGAAGTTCACGATGTGACCTGTGATGCCATGCTTTTCAAAGGCATCAAACACTTTCTTATTGTAGTTGTTACAGATGACATTCTTCTCATCCACCACCAGCATATTGACATCAAAGACCGTCTCCTCAACATAGATCACCCAGTCATTCAACCAAGTCTCCACAAACTCAGTCAACGCATCGTTGTCTTCCTCTCCAGGAACCCACCAACGTCCTTTGTTTTTCTTCTTGATCTTCAAGAAACCATCCATCTGCTTCCATCCACTGCCAGGAATACGACAGACCTCCCATCCAGGGAATGTTTCTGCGAAGAATTCTTCTCTAGAAATAGTAACTAACAATCCTGGTTTGACTGGAGTCAAAGCACCATCACCATGTCCAGGAACATACAGAGGATGATTTCTAAACTCAGGGAACAAACGCTCCCACTTCGCCATGAATGTATCCTGGTTTGCCAGGTTTATGATGTTGTTCAGGGAGAAATATAGATCCCTACCACAACTGATGACGGCAGCACTGTTGACGTACTGATTGTATACAACTTCACCACCCTGGTCTTTGAACCACTTCTCTGCATCTTGGAACTCATTGTAATCTCTATTGACCCTGTAAGGATCACCAATGGTATTAGTAGCAGCACTCAGACACAGTCTCTCCATGTCCTCTAGATCTAGTCCTACCAGTAGTCCACCCAGACTGTAGGCGTGACCATCACGACGCTTGGACCCATAGTTATGGTAGAAGTCACGGAGTTCCTCAATGGGATCCATATTCTGAACACCCCTAGCAGGTTTCATCATGTCAAGGATGAACTCTGCAACCAAGTCAGCACCAGGTTGCATCCACTCACGCTTACAGTCCTGATTGTGGATGCTGTAGATCATCTCTCGAAGATCTATGTTCTTTAGGTAATCACTGTTCGGCATGTACAGTTTGTCACCGATCACTGCAAGGTGATCCCGTGGAATCATTGCCGAAGGATACTTACATTGATATCCCCAGTTATGATCCTTCTCCCAGTCATCAGAAATATTAGTTCTAATAACATTGACACCTAACTCCGTCAATTTATCGCAGAGTTTTTGGTAGTCTTCCTCAGTTTCCTGAGCAATTCTTTCCATCCCAGCACGTGCTTTGGGATCTTTGATGTATGAATAAAACTCAGGAGGATATGATTTGCCAACAAGACACGTCTTCAGTTTGTCCCACGGTTGGTAAACAGATGGCATAGCAAAAAGAAACCTGCCCTATTTAGAGAGCAGGTACATGAGTCCAGGGATGATAATAAAAAACTGCGGAAGGAAATTCATGACGATGGCACGTTCCTTCCACTTGATTCCTACGTACGTCCAACCACTAGCGCCCAGCAGTTGAAGGATACTGTTCCAAGGGGTCCACCCCATCACATGAAAAACCATGGCGATGAGGATGATCGTTGCTGATAACCACTTGATTTGTTGAACCATTCCAATGCCTCATGACCCCGCTAACAATAAAAATATTAGTACAAAGAACACTGAGAAATAGAACAGTCCGTACGCCAGCCACGTAGTTGTCATAGGGTTTCGTTCTGTCATCAGAGAAACTCCCTAACGAATACTTCCAAATCTCCCAGAGTTTCATTTGATAAACCCTTCATCCTCAAGATACTGACGAGTCAATGGGGTGGGTTCGTAGTCAGACCACATTGTACCAGCAGCACAAGAGGTCAATGCTTTCTGGGTCATGCCTTCAGTCTTGCCTGCCCAGGTTGCTTCCTTCTCCCATGGCCATGAACTCTTGGGATACCCACGCTCAACAATATCCTGCCACAGTTGAGGGACAGTATCTGTTGGCAAGATGATTGCAATCATGTTGTTCTTGATAGTACCTGCCATACAGTCCTGTGCAGCATGCCATCCCTCGTGCCTCATCACACTCATGAATGTGCTCGGGCGGGTCATGAACTGCTTGTTCAAATAAAAATGATTGCTGATCGTGTGATAGACACCACGATGCGTGGCAGGGAAATACTTATCATCAGCAAGATGCACATCAACTCCAATCTTATTGAAGGCATCCATCATCTGATGAAACTCAGTCCGCACGACATCCCAGTCTCGTCCGGGGTTGAGTTTTGCTACGTCATCGATGGAGGTAATCTTTTCTACTCCGTCAGTGCATTCCTTTAGGAGCATGCACCCCATGGCATCCATGGTTTTCCAACCCTTGGTGATCTTAGAGTCATCATGATGATGTGCAATCACAGAGTCATCATGATGATGTGCGATCATAGAGTCATCATGATGATGATGTGCTTCAAGAGGAACAGTTGCACCAGCTGCTCCCAACAGCAGACCAGTAAGAATATATTTGAACATAAAAAAAGGAGGTCGTTAGACCTCCTTATTTTAGCATAACTATCTGGATTTTGCCAGACAGTGTCCATGCGGCGACGATATGTTCTTATTTATAGTGCGTTTTATCCTGGATAGACTGCACTGTATCGTGAAGTTCTCCAATATCAAGAAGACCTTCAGCACTGAACCAAGGAGCATTTGCCCAACTAAATCCTTCGCCAAAGGTGTTGTCTGGTGCTGGGATATACCAATGACATTGAACATCAGGTACATCTACAGCACACTTTGACCAATCGTCACTCCATTGTGGAACTTGAACCCACAATAAAGCGGCAAACATAATATTGAAAAGTGATGTGATCACAGTGCATTACCTCTTGGAAGAACTTCTTCTGGGAAGACAAAGTTTTCATGTGGTTGGTCAGCAGGTGCCATCCAAGCACGGAGTCCTTCATTCAAAAGGATGTTTTTAGTGTAGAAGGTTTCAAACTCTGGATCTTCTGCTGCACGGATCTCCTGAGAGACGAAATCGTAAGCACGGAGGTTGAGAGCAAGACCAATGATGCCAATGCTGGATGTCCACAAGCCCATAACAGGAACAAATAGCATGAAGAAATGAAGCCAACGTTTGTTAGAGAAAGCAATCCCAAAGATCTGAGACCAGAAACGGTTGGCAGTAACCATTGAATAGGTTTCTTCTTCCTGTGTCGGTTCAAATGCTTTGAACGTGTTCGCTTGTTCACCATCTTCAAAGAGTGTGTTCTCAACGGTTGCCCCATGGATAGCACAGAGTAATGCTCCGCCCAGGATACCGGCAACTCCCATCATGTGGAACGGGTTGAGCGTCCAATTGTGGAAACCTTGTAGGAAAAGTAGGAAGCGGAAAATAGCGGCAACCCCAAACGATGGCGCGAAGAACCAGGACGACTGTCCCAAAGGATATATGAGAAAGACGCTGACAAAAACAGCGATAGGACCAGAAAAAGCAATAGCATTGTAGGGACGGATACCGACAAGACGTGCAATCTCAAACTGACGAAGCATGAATCCGATCAGTGCGAAAGCACCGTGGAGGGCAACGAATGCCCAGAGTCCACCGAGTTGACACCAGCGGACGAAGTCTCCCTGTGCTTCAGGACCCCACAAGAGAAGGAGACTGTGACCCATTGCATCAGCAGGTGTGCTGACAGCAGCGGTAAGAAAGTTTGCACCTTCGAGGTAACTGGAAGCGAGTCCGTGGGTGTACCAGGAGGTGACGAAGGTGGTGCCTGTAAGCCAACCACCGATTGCCAGGTAGGCAGTAGGGAAGAGGAGAAGTCCAGACCAGCCAACAAAGACAAACCTGTCTCGTTTCAACCAGTCATCAAGGACATCGAACCAACCCCTTTTTTGTTGTTGGAGCGTTGATGCGACCATAGTTACTTGCTGTAAGTGTCGTAGTTGAGGTTATCGTCGTGCTCTTTCAGCAGTTCGTAGTCAAACCGATCAATGAGCCGTAGACGTTGTTCTGCTGCAGAGATCTTGTCCAAACACTGATTGATAACGTGTAAAGACTCCATGTCCACTGAACCAGCGGATACGGCAGCAACGTGAGCAGGAGGACGATGATCTAAACGATGTTCGATCTTCGCATTCTGTTCAGCGATCTTATCTCTGCATGAATCTCTAAGATGTTGCAGAGTATTGCGACGAATATTCATATCAAAAAAATAGGGGGTCCTAAGACCCCCATATTATAACAGAAAAATAGTATCAACCGATGCTGGGAGCGGTGAGTGCAACAGGAGTTGACTCAGCAGCAGCAAGGTCAAGAGGGAAGTTGTGAGCGTTACGCTCGTGCATTACTTCCATACCAAGGTTAGCGCGATTCAAGACATCTGCCCAGGTGTTCAGGACACGACCATCGTTAGAGAGGATGGACTGGTTGAAGTTGAAGCCGTTCAAGTTGAACGCCATAGTAGATACTCCAAGGGCAGTAAACCAAATACCCACAACGGGCCAAGCAGCAAGGAAGAAATGAAGAGAGCGACTGTTATTGAACGAAGCATATTGGAAAATAAGCCGTCCGAAATAACCGTGCGCCGCCACGATGTTATAAGTCTCTTCCTCCTGACCAAACTTGTAACCATAGTTTTGAGACTCTGACTCAGTCGTCTCACGAACAAGGGACGACGTGACCAGACTGCCATGCATAGCACTGAACAAAGACCCACCAAATACGCCGGCAACACCAAGCATATGGAAAGGATGCATAAGAATATTATGTTCAGCCTGAAAGACGAGCATGAAGTTGAACGTACCGGAAATGCCCAGAGGCATGCCGTCTGAAAAACTGCCCTGCCCAAACGGGTAGACAAGGAAAACTGCGGATGCAGCAGCGACCGGAGCGGAGTAAGCAACACAGATCCATGGGCGCATGCCCAGACGATAAGAGAGTTCCCACTCACGTCCCATGTAGCAGAAGATGCCGATCAGGAAGTGGAAGACAACCAGCTGGTAAGGACCACCGTTGTACAACCACTCATCAAGAGAGGCAGCTTCCCAGATGGGATAGAAGTGGAGACCGATTGCGTTTGACGAAGGAACAACAGCACCAGAGATGATGTTGTTGCCATAGATGAGAGATCCAGCAACTGGTTCACGGATACCGTCGATGTCCACGGGGGGAGCAGCGACGAAAGCAATGATGAAACAGGTGGTGGCAGCAAGAAGAGTGGGGATCATCAGGACACCGAACCAACCCACATAGAGGCGGTTGTTAGTGCTGGTGGTCCACTCACAAAAAGACTCCCAGGACGTTTGCCGGGAGCGTGAAAGAGTAGCAGACATTGAAAAAGGGTTATGTATTAGTGCGGGGAACACTGGTAGATTATTCCTCACCTACCCTCCAGGTGAGGTATGAGAGACGTGGTTTAGACACCCTAGAGGTCTCGGTTTGCGGGGTGTTCATTACGCTTTGTAACGTAATTTATTTAGTGTAGCGGATAACCCTACTTTTGTAAAGGTAAAGTAGGAGAAATCACATTACGTTCTATGAACTCAGAGTGATCATGTTTAGCAAAAACAAATGGATGTAGTCCAGTGATGTCTCTAAGTTCAGCAAGGATTTCTCGTCTCTCCTTCCACTGAGTAGGATGTCCTGCTTGTGGATGTCTTTTGCGACGATACTTTTTACCCTGCTGTCCAAACAATATACCACAACTTCCTGCCCTGTGCAAATACTTTCCTCTCTTATCTCTCCACACTTCATGCCACCCATCTTCAATGAATGTCATCTTCTTATTGGTGAATTGTTTGGCAGCATCGAAAGAGATCTGGTCACGATTGGGACCAATCAATGCATACTTCCACCAGAGATCACCGAACTCCTCATAGTTTTCTAGACGACGCCAAATAGATCCCAGCACAGGACTGCTGTACTTCTTGAAGTCATACCCCATCCACTTCAGGACCCGAGTGATCTGTAGTTGCTGCTCCTTGGTGTTCATGGAGGACATAAACCCCTCCAGTATCTCGTCATAGTATGAGTAGCGATTCACATGACGGATGACCGTAAAGGAATCCTCTTCAAAGTATTTCTTACTGTTCTCCACATACTCTTTGGTCATGATGTAGCAACCATCAATCCAAACAACCTCCTCACCCTCATCAAAAACTTTGTGGGGATTGATCTTGACGTAGGAGGAACGGATACGAGGACAGACATGAACACATGGGATGGGTCGGAACTCCCATGGTCCTTTCCTCTTGACAGTATCGTCCGTGAACATCACATACTTGACATCCGGATCGTAGTAATTCTCATCAGGAATCTCATCATATCCATTAGTGATACAAGAGTAGATAATCATCGGTTCAATACGTTTGCCTCAATCATTGACTGAAAGTTGTGTTTGTAATGCAACTTGGGAATCAAACGAGTGCACCTACCGATCTCCTTGAGCATCTCACCTTCACGCTTGTACTGCTCCAGGTCTCCTGCCTGTGGGTGCCTGCCCAGACGGTTCTTTTTACCTGTGCGGTGATCAAAATCAATGCCAACCTCAGGCCAGTAGTTCTGTTTTTTGTTTTTGATTGTCTGCCACGGGATTCCAGTCAGTTGCCGTGCAGTATCAAAGGAAATCTGGTCGCGGTTGGGACCAATCAAAGAATACTTCCACCAGATATCGTGGAACTCATATATCTCAGGGATGATCTGCCTCCAGATTGATGCCAGTACAGGACTACAGTATGCCCTAAAGTCATACTTCAACTCCCTCAACGTCTCCATAATCTCCACCATCTGCTCCTTGGTGTTGAAGGAAGACACGTAACCTTCCATCACCTCCTCAACAAAGTTGAAGCGGCAGGGATGGATCATATGGGTCAACTTATACTGTGACAGGATTTTCTTAGAGGTCTCAACAAACTCTTTGGTGATGACGTAGCACCCATCAATCCATACAGTTGCTTGTCCTACCTCAAAGTAATGGTGAGGACAGATCTTGGGGTGAGCAGACAGTCTCCGAGGACACTCGTGCTCTATCTTGATGGGGTAGGACTCCCACTGCTCAGGAACTTCTACTGTCCCATCAGTAAAGGCAACGTACCTGACATCCGGATCGTAATAATGTTCGTCAGAGAACTTATCGTATCCGTTGGTGACGCAAGTGTAGATAATCATATTGGATGTGGGAAGAAGAAAGGATCGGTGAAGTGTGACCTGATAGTTCGAGTGGGTCTTCGCATGAGACCAGTCTTTCTATTCGTATACCACAGCAGACTGTGGTGTGGGTTCAAAACGTTCAATTTTTTATACTTATAATCGAAATGAGATGACATATCTCCGAACAACCAGACAGGTTCATCACCCTCAGTAACGACAGCACAGCGATAGTTCCTTGAGTTCTTTTCAAGACCAGTCACATTACACAGGATGTCTACTGCCCACTCAGGGTTGACATGATACTTAGTGCCGTACCTACCACCCTTATTCGCCCACCACTGACCACCATCGCTGGCATCTGACCAGACATCAATCAGATCTCTGGCAGGAACAGTGTTGTACTTCACCCCACCCATCTGCAGTGCCACTGCAAAGGACAGTTGATCTCTCCTACCTCCCTTGAGGTACCAGTCCCACCAGAGTTGATCGAAGTCAGTCTTGCCCTTCCTCCAGAGGATCGTACACAGTGGTGACAGATAGTCTTTGAAGTTATACCCTGCCTTAGCAGCAGCAACCGTGAACTTATACACATCATCGAAGGGAACCAGTCCCCTACAAATGTATTCAGCACACTCTTCGAGGTATCTATGGCAGTGTGGATGTTCTATTACAGTAAAAGTATCCTGTGAAAGTATGAATTCAGATACTTCACAAAACTTATTGTTTAGTGTGTGAAGTTTAGACGCATCAATATAAACATTCGGTTCGTCGAATGGGCATAGCATCTTGACTATACGTGACATACGTACAGGATCAGACGAGAACCCAGGGATGTACTCCAGTTCCCATCCTTCCTGCTCTTTTACACTTCCATCATGGAAACAAACACACCTACAATCGAGATCTAATTGTGGTAACTGAAAGTATCCGTTAGTAATGGATGTGTAAAGGATCATATGATGTCGTAGTGTTTCATGTAGAACTCATGAAACTTGTATTTGATATACAGGAGTGTTTTTAGTTTGGTGATCTTCTCTAGATCTTTTATAAACTGATCGACCTTGGTGTACTGAGTCTTGTCTCCATACTGAGGGTGCTTCTTGACTCTACCAACCTTGTGCTGGAATCCCATCTTGATACCAGAGTCAGACCTGTTCTCATAGTACAGAGGTTTGATACTGGTCAATTGAACGGCAGCATCAAAAGGAATACTGTCCCTATTGATGCCTTTCTTACTCCAATTATACCACTCTTTGTTGAATCTGATTGTGTCATCATACAGATACCTCCACACGATTGAGCACTGGGGACTGGAATACTTGTTGAACTTATAGTTTGTGTTGCTCAATTCCTCAGTGATCTCCACTCCTCCCTCGTAGGGGAAGAAAGCACACGTAAATCCTTCTAGCAACTCGTCGTAGTAGGAGAACTTGCTGATGTTCCTGAGTGTGGTGAAGGGGAAGGAGTACAAACTCTTCTCAACAAACTCTCTGGTGTGTACGAAGCATCCATCTACCCACACTGTGTAGGTTCCTTTGTCAAAGAACTCGTGGGGGTTGCACTTCGGATAGAACGCCAGGTCTCTAGGGCATTCGATGTCCAAATCTAGTTTGATGTACTCCCATGGTCTCTCGGTGGTATCAATGGTTCCGTCATGAAAGCACACGTACCTGATCTCAGGGTCGTAATAGTTCTCGCTAGGGATAACGTCGTGCCCATTAGTGATACACGTGTAGATAACAACCTGGTCCTTCCTTACACGGACACCTTCGTGGTACGGATAGGTAGTGAATGATAGTCCTAACTTGCCACCGATACCGTAGTACCTCATGTAAAACTCATGGAGTTTGTACTTGGAGTGCAGTTTTGCCTCAAGACCAGTGACTCGATCAATGTCTTTGAGGAACTGGTCTACCTTCTTGTATTGATCTAGGTCACCCAGTTGCTCATGCTTCTTGAGTCTGCCCTTCTTGTTCTTGAATCCAAATTTGATGCCACAATCATCCCGGTTGTCATAGAACCGTGGGGTTACACCTGTGAATTGCATAGCAGCATCAAAAGGAATCGTGTCCCGGTTGATGTACTTGCCCTGCTCATACCATTCTTTATTGAACTTGATCACCTCAGGTGTCAACTGTCTCCAGACAGCAGAGCACTGTGGACTGGAGTAGTTCAAGAAACTGTAGTTCTTATCTGCTAGAGACTGGGTGTAACAGATTGCTGTGCTGTACTTGTAGAAGGCACAGGTAAATCCTTCCAGCAACTCATCGTAGTAAGAGAACTCTCCTCCATGACGTAAGACAGAGAAGGGGAAGCATCCACGGGATCTCTCTATGAAGTCACAGGTATGGTCGAAGCACCCATCAATCCATACTGTGTATGAGTTAGGCGGAAAAAACTCTTGTGGATTTGCCTTGACATAGAACGCCAACTCTCTAGGGTTATCAATCCCAAGGTGCGAGACATCAACATACTTCCAGACACCACTTTTCCTCTGATGCTTGGGGACACTCATCCCATCATGAAAGATCCAGTAGTTTATTCTTGAATCGAAGTAAGCATTCTGGGGAATGTCATGCTCATTGGTGATGCATGTATAGACATACATCTGCTCTGGATCTACCAGTTCCCCAAACTCATGGGGTAGAGTAGGCACTGCTGCCTTCATTTTGGCAGCAGAAATATCAGTATCCCAGATCTTTACTAATTTCTTTTGGAAGTCAGTGATCTGTTTGTTGTTTGGTCGATCAATATTATAAGAATCCTCGTACTTCTTGACCCGATTGGTGTTGTCAAGACTGACTTGCATGGGTACACGCAGTGCTGTCAGTCCTGTTTCATGCTCAGCGATGGCACTAGCAATCTGATCTCGGTTGACACCTCTCCTATACCATCTTGCCCATGTTCGGTTCCACCTCCTGCACTCCTCAAAGTTATGTCTCCATACAACACAGTTGATGGTCTGCTTGTAGTCCTTCTTGGGGTATGGGTTTTCCTCAGCAAGCATCTTCTCAGACATCTTGGTGATGTCCACGCTGTTGGAGAACCCATCGGAATATAGTTTGTTGAATTCTTCTAGCAGAGTCCTCGGTTCAGGATGCTCCTGCAGTACAACATAACTATGTGGATGTTGAAAGATTTTCTTGCTATAATCAACAAGATTTTTGTCAATATTATATGCAGCGTCTACCCATACAGTCTTTACCCCAGAATCTTTGAAGTAAACGTGGGGTTCATGCTTGATAACATATGACTTCCTGACAGGGCAGTCGGGAAGTTTACAGTTTAGTTGATCTAGATGTACGTACTCCCAAGGACCTTTGGTTGTAGGAATGCTTCCATCATGAAACAGAACATACCTACAACCCTCCTCAACATATGCGTCAGGAACTGAGTCGTATCCGTTGGTGATACACGTATAAAAAATCAATTTAGTTTATCAATAGGGGTTGACTTACCCATTGCTTCACTGACAGTGCGGTTGGTGACGTTACCAGGTTCACGCAGGAACCATCCAGTGGCAATGTACTTAGATTTATCACCTGTCAAGAAAGCACCACGGTGCATGTGGGTGTACGTAGCAGGCCAAAGAACAATGGTTCCTTTCTTGGGATGCAAAGTCTTTTTCTGATGGTAAAAGTCAGTGCCACCACCATTCTCAGCAGGGATGTCATTCAAATAGATCATCCACGTCAGCACACGGTCACGGTACAGGAAGTTACCATTCTCACAATGCCATACATGGTATCCACCGCCAGGATCTGTGCGT